GCCAGACTTAGAAGCATCGTGAAAATCATCGTTTGCACGAATATTCGCAGCCTGTTCGGAAGGAACAATACAAACCAAGTCCCTCTTGACTCTTCCAAACTTACCAAGATTATAAATGGCCTGATTGACCAACTCAAGATCAAAAGCACCACCGCCAGCATCTACAGCAGTAGCGGCATCCGTGCCGTCAGCGGCTTCAAAAATGCCATCAAACATGATACGAGGATCATGAACATACCAATTAGCAGCAGTAGCAGAAGAAGGGGTCGGAGCAGTAGCCAGATGATCCTCATCTCCCTGAAGAATAGTATACTCTTCAGCATAAGCAATAGCTTCCGCAAAATCCTTCAAAACCATATCGATGATGTTAGGCAAAGTCCTAGTATCTTCAATTGCCTCTTCATCTATAAGTGTATAGCCCATCAACTTCTTTGCTTCAAACGTCAGAGTGGTCGTAGTAAATTCGGAAGTTGTAGCAGTAGTACCATCTGGGATGTGATAAGCTGCCAGTGCTGAAGTCTTCTTCGGTCTGGTCATAACCCTATCGGTCATAACAAAACTAGCAATCAAACGCCGCATTATGTTTATCTCGCGAATATACGCAATAACTTCATTTGCCAACGGTGCCGGAAGCCAGTCGTTCAGATTCCCACCAGTAGCTACAGATAGAGCTTTTTGAATAGCATTCATTTCACAGTACTCCTTCTATTTTCTAAGTTGATAACATTAATAAATTTTAGTCACGTGTCTTGGACATTTCATTCTGCATTATAAACATCAAACCCTTTGCCTTTTCCTTGTCAAGACCTTCCAATTTTGCATATGCTTCATTGCCTTCTGGGTCTTGAGCAAGCCAAACGACGTATTTAAGCGTATCTTCATCTTCAATACCCTTTAACGCCTTCTTTGGAGTATTACTATTATCTTCGTTATCCTCAAGATCATCTTCCTCTGTACGCTGATAACCCTTGCGCTTATTCTTTTCAGCCTTCAATTCATCAACAGTTTTAGTAATACCAGCTATTGACTCTTCCAAGGTCTTTGCCCAATCAGGAACTTTTACCTCATTATCAGCATCTTTCTTTTCTTTCTTTTTCTTATCTTCATCACTGTCATCATTATCACCGACTTTAGATGCTTCTATTGCTTCGCCAATATTCTTAACATGCTCAACTACTTTCTCGATCTGCTCATTGATCGGCGTCAACGCCTTATCAACTGCTTCTACAACAGATGCTTTGACCTGCTCGTCAATAATCGCACCAGAATGCTCTTTCAGAACTGCCAAAATCGTTTTTTCATCAGCCACGGTATCACTCCTTTTCTTTTTATCCGTTTTAACCTTTTTTGCTTTGTCAGAATTCTTAGTATTTTTTTTACTAACTTTCTTCACAAAGCATCCAATAGACTTTTCTATAGACTTTTCTATAGACTCCACGATTGATGCCATTCTATTACAAGGAAGCCCAACAACACTGACTTCCATTAGATCCATTTCTAACACTTTCCAAGCTATTATATTACCATGATCATCTTTATCGATTTCTATATTTTTAAAATATCCACGTATAGAAAATGAATTAAGGATACCCTCTTTTAATTTTGTCCTTATATCTTTTACGTCATCTGCGTTGGAAATTTTTACCCTGACTTTTATTCCATTTCCATCAAAATAAGATTTTTCAACAATACCAATAGCCATATCTGTATCATGGTTATAAAATACTGTCTTACATCCAGGACGCAAAAGGTCATCTTTAGATTTTAGCATTGCTTCGTCAGTAATTACGTCATCTACTAGGTCTTGATCCGCAGTACAAGCATAGCCTTCAATGTATAGATAATTCTCATTATCTTCATTTTCTTCTTCACCAACTTCTTTTAGAAATTTAAAATCAACATCAAAATTTTGATTAATTTTATATTTTGCAAACTTTTCTTTAGAATCAATTAAGATCTTAATTGATTCTTTTATTTTTGTTGATGTTGACATTATCCGAAAGTCTCCTTAAAAAGATCAGTGCTTTCAAAATCAATAATGTATTTATCAATCTTATCTAATAGATTTTTCTTAGTTCCGCCAAAAAATGTTTCAATTACAATATGTTTTAATCCAGACTCGATACCATTTATACATTCGCGTCTAGCGTCGTTATCTTCAAATAGATTTTCTGGATTTAATGCAACTGTTAGCACCTTATATAAAGTGCTATTTTTCATTTCTACTGGAAATGTGTTGACGTTATATACATATTTTTTTCCATTAACGAATATGTCTTTTACTTTAGTGCGATAGCCATATTCGCATTTAGGTATGTCATCTTTAAAATAATCAATTATAGATGATATTTTTATTTTAGATGACTTTATATAAAAATCTAACTTTTTATTTCCATCATCTGCTGTAGTTTGTTCATCTTGTGGTTTATTATTTTCTTGATTTTGTCCTTGTATTCTTCCAGTTTCTGGATCAATTTGTAGTCCACCAGGATTTAAAGATATAGGAGTAATACCCCAAGGCACAGGCGACAAGCCAAGATTTGCTCTTGCTTCATTAATCGTAATAATTCCAGTCGTAACATTTTGGATATCTATTTCTGATTGTTTCGATCTCTCAGCAAGGTCAATACCAGAGAATATCAATTCTAAATCTTTTATACCTAAACCCTTATTTATTATTTCTTCAGTATAGTGATATGCTTCTTTTTCTAAAATTGGGCGTAGGGCTCCATCTTTATATAACTCTATTTGTTCATGTGTATTTAACTTTCCTGTTGATTTATCAATTATTCCCATAACGACAGGTTGCATATTATACGCAGCAAAAATCTTAGTCCTTATCTCTTCCCCATATTCTTGAAACTGCATATCTCTATTTAATACAGCGGTAGAAACCCAATTAACAGGAACATTTACAGCAGCTATTTTATGAGCTTGTTTAAATCCTTTAAAATTAGCATTCCAATATTCTCTAAATCTTTTTAAATCAGTCTTACTCATACCTGTCATGCCAAGTATACCACTAACTTCTCCATTATTTAAAAAGAAATTCATATTGTAGGTAGCTCTCATTATATCAGCAGCCACTGCATTCGCTAATGAATCTAATGGTTTCATCCCATAAACTGTTCCACTGGTAGGTTGAAGTATTATAAATATCATTTCATTAATATCAAAATATTTTGTTTCACTTGGGGTTTTCAATGAAGCTTGTGGAATAATGGCATAAGCGTTTTCAGCTGGGAGATTGCCATGCCCGTCAGCATTTATCCTTATATCAGGAGAATATACGCTATATATTTCCGACAGCTTTCCTTTTTTATCATTTACCTTTTCTATTGAAGATCTTCCAAACACTAATAGATCCCTAATACATTTTTCTCTAATTTCACGGAATGATTCTTTATTCTGATTTGGGTTCGATAAAAATGCCATTATTTCTTTTCTTCTTGAGTCCATAGAAGAATTCATATCTTTGCTTCTATCAATTGGAACTATTAACGGCTTTACTTTTACGCAATCAGCTACGATTCTATTAACAGTTGAATTAACCCATTCATTAAATATGAAAAAACTCCAGCAATCTCTATCAGATAATTTTACTATAGAAGGTTCTAGGTATCTTCCGGCACTAAGTTCTTGTATATAGCCAGAAGCTTTCTTTTCGAAAGATCTTTTCGAAATGATATTTTTAGCATTTATTCTTTTCATAAATTTTATCCTAAAGCTTCAAATGTTCCAGAACCTTCATAAGATTTTTCTGAATTATAAATACTACCAAAGAATCCATCTATAACATCCTTCGTTTTCTTGCGTATGTGGTCGACTTTCTTTCCTTTTATATATTTTAAGTGTCTTGCTTCATCGCACAATACACGATTATATGGATAGAATACTCTATTTTCAGTAATTGCCACCTTAGCAGTTATAGGAACTTCATCATTTCTATCTAATGATAAAAGATCGACTTCAATACCGTCATCTGTTAAACGTTGTCGCATAGTTAAAGATTGAAATTGGTCAAAAGTTATCTTTCCAAAATGGAAACCTTTATTTCTCAATCCTACAATTATATGTTTATAGATACCATCATAATAAATTTCACCATTCTTTATCAAATTTCCGTCTCTCTGACTTGAAGGTGAAATAAAACCAACTAAGTCTACTTCAATTATAGCTTTTTCCATGAAGTCATTTGAATCTGTTATTTCACCATCTTTCTTTTTAATTTCTTGTAGCTCAAAACCATCTAATTTAATATCTATATAACTTTCAATATGAGACATTGAAAACGATGTTCTATCTTTATTATAAGATAAATCAAAATGCATGAAGTATTCTCTATCTGGTTTTGGATGGGACCAATCTCTAAATTGGCCATTACCGAGATACATATTGGCCTTACAATCTTCATAATCATAGCAAGCATAGATATCTGAATTAACACTACGATTCTTATAGATAGGACAACCCCTACATGATTGACATACGTTTTCTTCTAAATAATCTGGATCAGACCAAAAAGATTCAATAACTCCTTGTGGAGTCGCACCAAAATCTCGCATAGTTCTTCTATAATTTCTACCTAGTGCATATTTAAAGTCTGCTTTTGTAAGAAGTGGATTAACTTCCCAAGTTGGTAATTGTACCGCATATGCATCTTCTCTTTCATTACATTCATGCCACTTTTTCATAACGAAATCATCATCATATCTTGGTGTAGTTATTCCTATCATTTTATAATCTTTGGGAAATCTAGTTTGACATGATCCAAAAGCTGCTTCCCAACATTCTTCAGCACGAGATTCTGAGTCGTCATCTTGATCGTTAGTTAGAAAGAACGCTAATTCATCACCAACCCATTGGATTATATTAAATCCTAACCAACTGAATGCCTGACTATTTGCCGATAAAGCTTCTATGTTTTTTATGAATCTTACTGATTCTATTCCTGGTTCAGAATATTTACCAGCAAACCACGGACAGTTTCTTAAGTGACCTTTAAACTCAGCAAAGAATACTTTTTTCGCCTGTTTATCATTTCTTGCCGTATTCACAAAATACATAGGAGATCCTGGAGATAAACCAAAATATTTTTGAGGACTATACATACATAGACATCTGTATATCCCATATAGATGTAAAATTGTACTAATGAAACCCTTGCCAGATCCCTTTCCAAGAAGTAAAATAGCCTCCCGAATATTTTCTTTTACTACCTCTTTAGCTATTTCCATAATCTTGGGACGACACCCTCTTTCACCGTCCCATTTTAGATTCAAGAATTTTTTATCTTCGATAAATTCTTGTATGTCGACTGGAGTTTCTTCCCACAGGTCTTCTTTATCAGAACCTGTTAATCCATATGCTAAATGTTTAAACGGGTCAGATATAGTCAGATCAATATCTATTTTCTTTCTCATTTATCTCGCCTTTTATATTATTAGGTAAGTCCATGATATCAAATAACAGTGGATTATTTCCGTCTTTTACACTATCCCAAAAATTTGTTGCGTCACCCTTCATTTTAAGAAAATATTTCTTTAATTCTTCTTGTTCTTTTATATCTATAGACTGCATATATTTTGATATTGCTGACGACATTTCATTTACTGCATTACCGGCTACTTTTGCGCCAGACACAAATGTCTCAGCACCCTTAGACCATATCCTATTAACAATTAGTGATCCTCCTGGAACCAACACAGCTATAGCAACTGATAAAATTATAGCAACTACAGTCCAAAACTTTACTTTATCAAGCAGTGATTGTTCACTTTCTACTTTAGCATTTATTAAACCCTGTAGTCTTGCTATTAATATTCTATTTTCTTCCATCTTACCTATATATATTTCCTTTTCTATTTCAAATTTTTTATTTTCGTTACCTAAATTTTCTATGATACTATTCATTTCTTTTTGAGTATTTTCTATATTAGCGGTTGGACTCCCGATACTACATGTTAAAATTTCTAGCAAGTTTAAAGACTTTGTTAAGATAGATTTTACAACTTGTTCTGTACTAACCATTGAAGCTTCGCTAACTTTATATTTTGCTAACCACAATGCCTTCTTTTCATTTTCTCGGAGTTCTAACGACTTTACTGGTCTTGGATTATCATTTAACTTTTTTGAGAGTTTACTTAATTCTTTTGGAGTCTCTATAGCTTTTTTTGTTCCGAAACCGAATATTGTACATCCAGAACATGAACCCATGATAATTAATAGAATAATTATCTTTTTCATTGCTCAGCCCTTTCTTTCAGCATCCCAATAAATTCTTTTATTTCCAATATACTTAATCCCTCTTGCTTTAATGCTCTAATTATCTTTTTGCTAGTGTTATTTATTGGAATACTTCGTTTTGGCCTAGTCTTCCAATCATCGTTTGGATTTATAATTACTCCACAACCACCTTCTGACAAAATTGAATTATGGCTATCTGGGCTGAATATCATCCTCTTCTTTCCAAGATTTCTAGTTTGCAACCAATATTTTGAATATTCACACAGTGAATGCTCTATACTACGAAGACTTAATTGATTTTCTATTGGTTCGTAATTATTATACCACTTAAATTTTATACCTAACCGCTTAAAGTGTTTATCTTGATCGCGATGCAACTGCTTTAGACGGCTCTCAACGGCATTTTGACCTTTAGTGCTAGGGTAAAGTAGCTTTAAGGCTTCAGTTGCTCCAGGACCAACGTTTACAAAGTCATTAGTAGTAAACCCTTTTAGTTTGGCATAACAAAAATCACAATACACTTCATATGCTATAAATCCACCGACAGCGTGTATTGATTTTACTGCATAAAATAATTCATTCGCATATTTAGCTGAAATTATTTTTTCATAGACAGTATCTAATTTCTTATATAGATCAAATATTGCCAGCAAATAACCTTCATATTTTTTTAATCCTTTTGGTGTAGGGCATGTCAAATGTGCCGATGTCATGACAGACTGCCCCCTATCGACGACAACCTTTAATTTTCCGTAAAATTCTTCAGGATCAAAATCATAATAATTTGGTAATCCAACTTCTTCAAATGTTTCTATCCTATTACACAATCGGTATATTATAGTTTGCCATATGAAATTCTTTAAACCCTTTTTTCTCTTCTTTCTTAATTTTGATTTCTTTAGCTTTAGATAGGGCTTCATTATATTTTCTATATGCCACAGACTTCCTCTATCTAGCTGTCTGTAGATATTGGTATACTTAGTTGTTTTTAAGATGTGATCGTTAGTCCATTTTTCTCTTGGTAAATTTTTAATAAATCTCCTACGCCAGATTAAATGTCTTTCATGCATAAACTTAAAAAATCCATCAATATTTTCTTGGCATTCTTCTATTGTTTCATCTGGATAATGTTCTCTTCTATATGCTCTTTGT